AATGGCGAATGCTTAGCAGCACACTACTGTGCTTAAAGAATAAAAATGATATAAATAAAACTAAGTGGAGATGAATATGGCACTATTAAAAGATGTAATCGATTTTTGTAAAATAGAATTAAATATCCCTAAAGATGTTTTAGTATCGGTTGAGATAGAAGATTTATCAGAAGATAATGTTAAAGGTTGGACAACTGATTCAGCCGAGGATGATGAATACGATATAGAAATAGATACAGGTCTTGGTTTCAAAGAAACAATCATAACAGTCTGCCATGAAATGGTACACGTTCTCCAATTACACGAAAATCGTGAGCTTGATGAAAATGAAGCTTATGAAAAAGAGGAAGGTTTATATAAAAAGTATATAAATAATTCCTAGTAGCGTCCCTACTATAAAAAGGATTTTTTTGTTTAAATAAAAAGGGAAATACATATGTTTAAAAAACTACTAGTCGCGACGGCGGCAATGGCAATATCTGCAACAACGTTTGCGGGTATTAGTCTTTCGGGTTTGTATGAGGGTACACTTGATTCACATGGTGCTTATACTCAAGACGTAACAACTACTATGAAAGGCACATCTGGAAGTTCCACAGTTACTGTGGTTTTGGATGGAGCTTTTGATATAGATGATATGTATGTAGAAACAACTACTGGTCCTCTAACATTTACGTTAGGTGATAAGTCTGGGGATGACCCGGATGTAGTATCTATCGGTGTTAAAGCAACATCTGGTGGATTTACAGTAGGATTAAATCAAGTCTCAGGTGGTTCAACAACTCTCGATGTTGGTGGAGCAATTGCAGGTATTACATTTAATGTGACAGATGTTACTAATTCTGAAAGAGAGACCACAGCTACTTATGAAGTTGCTGGTTTAAAAGCTACAGTTGTACATAACACAGTTACAGCAGGTAATAATATTGATACAACACTCACGACTGTTCTTAGTGGTTTAACACTAAGTGCTAATCATGATTCAAATGCGGACGGCACCTCAGAAAACGAGGGTTCGGTATCTAAACTTTTAGAAGGTTTAGGTACAGTTAAAGTTTTAATGTCCAAGACATCAGCTGATGTTACAACTAAGGAACTTAGTTTGACACGCGGTATCTGGACTGGAACTTGGTCTAAAGTAGGAAGCGCAGATGGCGTTACTTCTTTAAAGGCTAGTTTAGCATTTTAAAGGAACTTAATTATTAAGTAACTTCAGGGGATTTGCATCTATGTAAGTCCCCTTTTTATTTTATTAAAACCGTTTACATTTACTATAAAGTATGATATAATATATCTATGAATGCACAATATAGAATTCCACTTGGTAATGGTAAAACCAAAGTTACTTTATGGACAAACTATATTAAATATAAATTCACCAAACCCGACCTTTGGTGGTTAGAAGATACACCCATCAAGGTCTTCCCGGATTGTAAACGTAACCTTGGAGATAATGATGTTAACAGAAATGAATAACAGAAAATTAATGAGCGAATACTATAAGGACGATGGTAGTGTAGCTAAAATATATCAAGTAGTAACTGGAATGGATGGAGAACATTCATTTTTTTCAATCACATATAAAGACGCAACTGGTGTCCGAATACATACTGAGGATTTTCCATTTAAAGCATTAAATTATGTTGAAGATGCAGCAGAGAATTGGACACTAGGAATTAAACAATTATTAACGGAGTAAAATATGGCCACTTTCGATTTTGGCTTCACGCTTGTAGATGAAGATGAATTAGATGTCGCAAAAGCAGTAGCAGCATCAACAGCCTCAGCTTCAAATGCACAAGATAGATTGGACAAATTATTCAATGCTATCACACCTCTACTTAATAACCTTAAGGCTAATCCTGAAAAGGAATATATTAAATGGCCTAATAGAGTTGATAAGGTAGAAGCATTTGAAGGTCAGATATTAAAAATATATAAAGGATAACTTAACACTTATATAATGTATAAAGAACAGTTAGATGAAATGATTAACACGGTTAATGAGCACTTCCTAAAGTATGGAGGTCCTCTTAATCAAAAGGTTAAATATGCATTAGAACAAACCCCTAGGCATCTCTTTGTCGAAAATAATGTTCCATACGCAGACCGACCACTTCCAATAGGTCATGAACAAACCATTTCCCAACCCTTTATTGTAGCATATATGACACAGATGTTAGATGTAGAGATGCATCATAAGGTGTTAGAAATTGGTACAGGGTCTGGGTATCAAGCCGCTGTGCTATCTCATTTAGCTGAAAAGATTTATACAGTTGAAAGGGTTCCAAAACTAGCAATGAAAACACGTGAACTATTTGGAAAAATGCTAGAACTCCGACATATTAAAACAAAATTAGATGATGGTTATAGTGGTTGGAAAGCGAATGCACCCTATGACAGAATTATTGTAACGGCGACATCACAAGAACTCACACCACCAAAAGCATTAATAGACCAATTAGCTGATGATGGAAAAATGATTATACCAATGAAGGAAGCTGTCGGTGGAAATATGTTTGGTTCTGATGAAAAATTATATCTTATACATAAGAGCAATTTTTCTTATCGGACAGAAAAATTAATAGGAGTAAGATTTGTTCCATTGATTAAAGGAGAATATAATGGTTAAACGTAAGATGAGTGAAAAACAAAAAGTAGCAGTTGCGGCTAATTTAGAGAAGGCTAGAGCAGCTAAAAAACCAGCTACATATAAAAATGTGGCACCAAATGTTATGGCCCTAGACGATGACCACGGACTATCTGTGGTAAGCGTTAAAGGATATATTAAGTCTTGCAAGGAAAAGATAAGTTTCTTAAAGAAGGCAGTTCACCGCAATGAGAAGGGAGCAATAGCTAAATTAGCTTCTATTCAAGCTTATCAACGAGGCTTAAACTCATATTTAAGAGAGGGTTTATACCCATATGATTTCTATGGAGATGATGAAGAGAAACCAATTCAACATTTAACCATTGCACCAGCATATGATGCAGAAGGATTTAGAAAATGATTGAGGATATTAATAAGAAATCATTTTCACGATTAGTAGAAACATATGTTAGAACTCACAAAGGCTGTCCATATATTGATGCTGTTATAGATGTATGTGAAGCAAATGAAATAGATATAAGAGATAGTAAAAAACTTATATCCAAAGAGATTATTGAGCATATTGAATTTGAAGCTAAAGAACTTAATTTATTACAAGGTGGTAATCCAACATATGTTTTACCTATATGAGAATGGATGGATATTCGGCTTTTAAATTTCATCACGCTATTAACCTCCATTTCAATGGAAATTATGATTGTTTTAAGTATAATTTCAAAACAAACATAACTGAAAAAACATATTGGAAAAGACCAGACAAATTTCAATTAACTAAGATAGGCAAACGATTTAAAAGTAGAGATGATATAATACTATACTTTGCTGCTCATCAAGTTGCTGGAAATAAATACAGTGGTGATATGGTACGTGATGAAGATACCTACACCAAGTTTTTAAAACGTATAGATAGTATTAGTTATCTATTTAAAAATGAATTAGAAGAAATTTCAGATAATGGATTTGATACTCTTTTGGAAATAGAAGAAACATATCCAAAAATTATCCACCACTATCTGGAAGGTACAGTTTCTCTGGAGACTGTATGCATAGTGAATAGGCTGACAGGTTTTATTGAGAAAGCCAATTCACAGATAAGTGAGACCATTTTATGGCCTGACTTATATAAAAAAATATCTAAGTTTCAATCTTTTTTAAAGGTTGATGATAGTAAAATGAGAAAAATTATTTTAGATATTTTTTAATTATACTGTTTACTTTAGTGAAAAGTATGATATAATATATAATGATACAACTTAAAAAATAATATAAATCTTTAAAGGAGATGTAAAATGAGTTTCGCAGACTTAAAAGCTAAGGCTAATGACATGAGCGCATTAGTCGGTGCAGCTGAAAGCACCACAGAAAAAAAATCATATGCCGACGAGCGTATGTGGAAACCCACAGTAGACAAAGCAGGTAATGGTTATGCCGTTATTCGTTTTTTGCCAACAGTTGAAGGTGATGACTTACCTTGGGCTAAATTTTGGGACCATTTCTTTCAAGGGCCAACTGGTCAATGGTATGTTGAAAAATCTTTAACTACTATTGGTAAGGACGACCCTGTCTCTGAAAGTAATTCTAAACTCTGGAATACGGGCATAGAAGCAGATAAGGATACAGCACGTAGACGTAAACGTCGCTTGCATTATGTGTCAAATATCTGTATTGTTTCTGACCCTGAAAATCCAGAAAACAATGGTAAGACATTCTTATATACTTATGGCGCTAAAATCTTTGAAAAGATTATGAATAGCATGCAGCCACAGTATGAGGATGAAACCGCTGTTAATCCATTTGACCTATGGAAAGGTTCTAACTTTAAAATGAAGATTGCTCAAGTTGCGGGATTCCGTAATTATGACCGTTCTGAATTTGGTAAGCCTGAACCACTTAATGCAGATGATTCTATCTTAGAAGATATCTACAATAAGCAGTATTCTCTTAAGGAGTTTACAGATTCGTCAACATTTAAATCTTATAGTGAGCTTAATCTTAAGTTGACTAGAGTTTTGGGTGAGGAAATTACAGCAGCAAATCGTTCTGAAATTGATTATGTTGATGAGGATATAAAAAACGAATCACCATTCAATGCCGGTCCGGTTGTTTCAGACCCAGTTGCAGTAGCAGCTGACCCAGTTCAACGAGCTGAGGCTGAAGATGATACAATGAGTTATTTTGCTAAATTAGCAGCTGAAGCTTAAAGCTTATCTTATGAACCCGCTGAAAAGCGGGTTTTTTTATGGTTGCCAACTATATATATTCCCATCATCAGCTTGGTAAACTTGTGGATTGTTACCACTACCAATATCATTACCTAAGATATGGTCTATATATGTGGAATTAATAATTGTTGTCGTTGTAGTAGATTTATCACTCTTATCATCAACTAGAATTAATGGACCTTTTTCATGCAATGTTCGTCC